TAATATTTTCGCTTTAAAGGATATTGTAGATGTTCTTCAAAAATGGAATGTTATTTCTGATGTTCTAAGTTTTCAGAAAGAGAAATTTATGGGTGTAGGTCATTGCCCAAAAGAAAATGGTCCATATTTCCGTTTAGATATAGAATTTCTACCAGAGGAAGAATTTGCATTTGGTTTGTTATATTTTACTGGTTCAAAAGATTTTAATAAAGAAATGAGATGGCATGCTAAAAAACTTGGTTATACTTTAAATCAACATGGATTAAAAACAAGTGAAGGTAAATTTATAAAAGCTAATACTGAAGGAGAAATTTTTGAATTGCTTGGTTTGGAATATGTAAACCCGAAAAAAAGACTATGAATTCATAAAATAATGATTATAAAATAATGATTATAAAATAAAAAATGAATTTTAAAAATGATATAAAAATATAATTGTTATAAGTATATATGATGACTACACATATCCAATTAGTATCAGATTTACACATTGAATACCAAAATGATGAAATACCAGACCCTCTTGATTATATTACTCCAACATCTAAAATATTAATTTTAGCTGGAGACATAGGTTCTTTATATAAGATTAGCCAGTTAGAAGGATTTTTAACTAAACTTTGTCCTTTGTTCGAAGTTGTTTTATATGTACCAGGAAACCACGAATATTATATGGTTCAAAATACACAGCCATTATCTATGTCAAAACTATTAGATAGATTGTTCACAATTGAAAAGAAGATTCATAATTTGTATATATTAAATCAGTCGAGTGTTATAATCGGCGATATTTGCATATCCGGTTGCACTTTGTGGAGTAAAGCAACTGTAAATATTCCAAAATTTATAGTACGTATACATGGAATGAATAATGAAATTTATGATAATAAGTTCAAAAACGATCTTAACTATATAAATAAGATGATTGATTACTGTAATACAAATAAGTTAAAATTAATTGTTGTTACTCATTATTGTCCGACATATAAGATAGTAGATCAAAATAGAAAAAAAGATAAATATATATCTTTATATGTAACTGAATTAGATAATTTGTTATACAAGCAAAAAGTTAATACATGGTTTTGTGGACATATACATAGAAATTTTAATATTATTACAGAAGGAGGTACTAAAGTTATTGGCAATCAAAAAGGTAAACCAAAAGACAAGATAATAGATTACAAAAAAGACTTTATAGTAAAGTTAGAATAATTATGAATATTTTTATATAATAAATTTTTATTATATAAAAATCTTATTAAAAATAAAATTTAATAAATATATTAATAAATAAAAATGAAAACGAAAAAAAATTATGGATCACATAGTAATAGTGTGAAAAAACATACGCTATATAATGACTATAAAAAAATTATTAAGATAGCTAAGAAATATAATGTTGATATTAACAATAGACATGGTAAACCAAAATCTATTTCAAAATTATGCAGAGAAATAACATATGCAAAAGAATATGATAAATACAATTTAGATGGCGAAGATACAGATGATGAAGAAACAGAATATGAGGAATCTGAAGAAGAAAATGAACCAGAAGAAGAAGTTGGAGTTGAAGCTGAAGAAGATGAAGATGAAGTTGAAGCTGAAGAAGCTGAAGCCGAAGAAGAAGCTGAAGAAGAAGATGAAGCTGAAGAAGAAGATGAAGCTGAAGAAGCTCCAAAACCAATTCAAGCTCCGATTTTCGAAGAAAATAAATTAAAAAGCAAGAAAAAATCAGAATTGATAGAAATAGCTGAAAGTTTAGGAATAGAAAGAATTCAAGGAAAACTTATTAAATATCAAACAAATCCTAAAATAATAGCTGCTATATTAGAAAATACAGCTTCTAAACCTTCTTTACCCCTAGAAAATATCATAGAGGATGAAGAGAAGGAAGAGAAGGAAGATGAAGAGGATGATGAGGAGGATGAGGAAGAACCTGTACAACAAAAAACTTACTATGAAAAAACTTTAATGAAAAAAAATAAAAAAGAATTGATTGATATAGCAATTTCCTATGATATTAAAAAATGGAAAAATAAATCTATAAGATCACATAATAAGCCTGAAATAGTAGATGCTATTTTAGATCATTTAGTAAGTAAAGAACCTGAAAAAACTTTATTAAATATTACAGAACAAGTATGTGATCCATTAGCTGGATTAGATTGTAACGGTGAATATATTTGCGATATAGACCAAATGCCAAATGTATGTATTAGTCCAGAAGAGTTTGAACATATTAAAAATGCTGGAATGAAAGTTGAAACATGGGAATATCGGGGTAAAAAAATAGTTGGTAATCCAAGTTCTATAAATACTCTTAAAAATATAATTGAAAACATGCAAATAGGTTCAGAAGGTGTGGAAGAAAGTAAAGACGAACCTTCCACTTTATCTATTTTAGCGAAACCATTTACACCTATACCAACAAAGGACATAATGTGTCAAGTATGTACATATATTAATCAACCAGATACACCGGAATGTATTGTGTGTAATAGTAAACTTACACAATCTGATATAAATAATATGTATATGGCAGAAGGTACTGTAATAGAAGAAACGATAGATAACCTTCCAGAAGGCACTGAAATTTCTGATATTAGAAATATTGAAGATATTTTAAATGATATTCAAAAAACAGAAGACTCAGATCTAAGTTTAGAAGGAATAGATGAAGCTTCGAAAAAGATTTTTAAATGCTTAGGTGTAATAAATTAATATTTAATATATTACTACACCAAAATAATATCTAAATTCAAGTTGATATTATGTAACTTGAACATATCTTATTTTCCTTTTATATTGGAAACTAACCAATATTGGAAAAATCATCGGGATTAAATATTTTTATAAACTAATTTGATTATAAAAATATATTTTATTCGTCTTCTGCTTCTGTTTCAACTTCTTTTAATTCTTCTTCTGTTTCAAGTTCTTTTAATTCTTCAGCTATCTCAGCATCTAAAGCTTCTTCGTTTTCTTCATCATTATCGTCAATTTCTTCTATTTGAGTACTGAAAGATATATGTTTCTTTCCTTTAACAATTTCAGGAGACTTTGATTTTTCTGCTTCATCTATATATGAAAATTCAGGTTTTTCTTTCTGTGAATTATTCAATTTTACCTCTTTCTTTTTATTTTTATTTTTTGAACTACGCAATTTCTCATTAGGTGTATTACTATTTATATGTAAATTATTCATATGCATATTGATAGGAGGATCCATAGGATGATTCATATGATTTTCCATAGGATGGTTCATATGAGAGTTCAAACGGGGATTCATAGGAGGATTCATAGAATGGTTCATAGAATGGTTCATAATAGGATTCATAGAATGGTTCATAGTAGGATTCGTAGAATTGTTCATAGGATGGTTCATTGTAGAATCAATAGGAATAACCATAGGTTTAGGAATGTTTGAATGTGGAAGAACATTTTGATGTTCTTTATTTTCAATCTTATTTTTTGAAGATTTTTGAATTGTCTCTTCGTATTTTTGAACTAGATCTTCGAGATCTTCAACTCTTTGTTTCAAATCTTCAACATAATTCATAATCTTGGTATTTTTTTGACTAATATAATATATAATACCAACAACTATTAAAATAGATACCCCTATAAATATATATTTTTTATTTTTTTCAAATATGTTTGACATTTTATTATGAAATAAGTTAGTTTTAAATAATAATTTATCAAATTAAATAAGATTTAAAACATTCATATATTAAATATAAAATGAGTTCTGATAAAAGTAAAATATTAAAAAAAATAAAAGGTTCAATACATATATTACATCCAGAATCAGGTTTAGTTTGTAGATCAGCAAAAGATAGAGTAGTAATAGGTAGATATGAAAACAACGAAATAACACCTTTAGATGATAGAACTTTAGAATTATGCAAAACTTGGAATTTTAACTATGATGAAACTTTGATTAAAGAAGAGGAAGAAGAAGAGGAAGAAGAGGAAGAAGAGGAGGAAGAAGAGGAACATTCTAAAGAAGAAGATATAGAAGAACCAGAAGTAGAAGTAGAAGCGGAAGTAGAAGTAGAAGTAGAAGTAGAAGTAGAAGTAGAAGTAGAAGTGGAAGTAGAAGCGGAAGTAGAAGTGGAAGTAGAAGCGGAAGTAGAAAAACACACTGAAGAAGTTAAAGTTAATTTTATTTCAACGGTTGAACAAAAATCTGAATCAAATACTGTTGTTCAAAAAGAACATCAAATCGATTCATTTGCAACTAGCGAAATAATAACAAATGATATTAGTACGAAATTTCAAGAAGATTTAAGTAAACTTTGTAAAAACTTTAGTACTAATATTACTAATATCGAGAAAGAATATATAACAAAAGTGCAAGGTCTGTCTAAACAATTAGAAGATAAAACAAGAGAACATATTGAACTAACAACTCAATATAATGACGTAAAAGACCAATACAATAAACTAAAACAAAAATTTGAGGGGATTAAAAGCTTGTTTAATGTATAAAAAATATTATATTATTTTCTAATTTAATATTTTCTAGTTTAATCCGGACAGTAGTCTTGAACAATGGATTTTTTAGGATCGTATATTTTCATTTCAGTAGCTTTCTTTATAATGTCGTCAAATATTTTATTAAATTTAGGTGTATGTCCTATCTCGTCACATAAAGAATGTGAAATTTCATGTAACGTTACGAATATTAATGTATTCATGTCATAATAGTTATCTTGTTTATCTTTTAAACATAAAAAGACTTTTTCTTTATTAATGGTATACGATTTGTTTCCTTTATAGAATGATAATTCATTAAAAATATCACGTTTATTAATTACATCAAGTATTCCAGTATATTTTATGTTTTTTGAAAAAAGCGGTTCTATTGCAGTTTTAATTTCTGTAAGTTTTGGATCATCTTGTAAGCTATATTCTTCTATTTGTTCTACAATTAAAATAATTATAACTATAATAAGAATAAATATGCATACTCTTTCAAATGTAATCTTCATTTGTATTTAATATTAACACAGAAAGAAAAAATTGAAAATATAAAATTGTTATTTACTTTAATTTTAATATGGATCAAGAACTTAGTCAAAATTCTATGTCAATCTTAAGAAATTTTCTTAATAAAGAACAGAATGTAAATATAATAGAAAAAAATATAGCTTTGAATTGCAACTTATCAGAAACTCTTTATAAGAGAATATTATATCAGACAATATGTGATATCAAATTAGGTAAAAAATTAAATTTAATATTATTAAATATTAGAGAAAAAAAAATATTATGGAATCATCCTTATGTTGAAAATTATATTTTTGAAGAACAGGAGCAAAATAATTTTATAATACAACCATTTGAAGTGCATGAAGGAGCTATTACATGTGCATGTGGAAGTAAAAGAGTATATAGTTACCAGAAACAAAGTCGTTCTGCTGATGAACCTATGAGTACCTATTCGACATGTATGGCATGTAATAAAAAATGGCAATACAGTGGATAATAATTATAATAAATTGAAATTTTTATATTTAATAATATAAAAATGAGTAAAACAAATAATTATAAAATTAATCCATGTAAGTCATGTAGAAAGAATTATGATATAACAGATATTAATTCTATTAATCAATGTTGTTATAATACTTTAGGAGCTTTTGAAGGAACTAAAAGTATAAATGATTTTAGAAATAATCCTGAAGCTATGAATTGTCAACAATGTATTTTAGATTCTATGAAATCTATAAATAGAACTCCGTGTGATTTGAGAATGACAGCATATCCAGATTGGATTCAAGCACCTCATTATTTTCCAAAATTATTAGATGAAGAAGGCGATGTTGGTAGAGCGAAAAAAAAATGTATAGAATTATGTAGAAGTAATAGATATCCAAATGAGTGTATATTAAATTGTGAATTAGATTCTGATGCTGTTGAGGGTGTCGATACTGTAGAAAACTATGTATATAATACAAAAAATTACGGAACAGAAGAAAATCCTATAAAAAAACTATTGTCTAATGACTATGTTTATATCACAGCTATAACAGTATGTTCTATTATTTTTATTTTTTTAATTGTTTGGTTATTATCTTTATTTGAAGGGGGCTCTAAAAAAAAGAAGCTTTAGATAAATCAAGTTTATTTACAGTCTAAAATTTTAAAAACATTAATTTTTAAAATTAATATTTAAAAAGTGTTTAAAAACACTATTTGTTTTTCTAAAATAATAATTTATTCGAGAAAAATTCTTTTTAGTTATTACATAACCCCCTATATAAATCAACTGCTTGTTCATTTGTGATATTGTCAAATAACATTTTAACAATATCAGCTTTATCAACTCTTTCTTTTGTGTTAGAAAATCTCTTCTTTAAAATCAAATCATCGCTGACGATATTGAACTTATCATTTTCTGTTGGATAATAAGGTGCTTTTTGTTTTATTATTGTTCGAATAATGTTATAGAATTTGAAAGTATCACTTAAAGTAAAAATATTTTGAAGAAGTTGTTCGAAGTCGCTTGACGTTATTTCAGTTTTTGAATTGTAATTTTCCCTATAATCATTATCGTTAAAAATATCTTGATATATTTTTTTAAATATATTTATTAAGTATGGTCTAACATTATTAATAATACTTTCTGATAATTCTACAAGTCTACAATCCATTTTCCAATATCTTTTTTCTTTAACTATATTTTCTAAAATATAAAAACTATAAGGATCTTCTTCAGACGAATTTTTTAGCTGAACATAAACAACGTTATTAAAATCGTATTTATTAATTATATATGTTTCTATACAGTTTTTAATAGAAGTTAAAACTGTTCCATAGTTAAAAAATAATTTAAGTTTTTCAGTTATATTAAAAGGTTTATAATACGTATAAGATTTTACAGATAATTCTAGACATGTTCTGAAATTCGAAAGTTCTTCTATATCAATTGGAACATCATAGTAATTTCCATAAAGTAATAATCTCGATTCTAAACTGCTTAATGATTTTGAAATAGTAGTAGTTATTTTTTTAGCATTATGACCTTTATCTGTTAGGATTTCTTCAAGTATTTTAATATGACTTTCAAGTAATGTATTATACTCATTAAAAGCTAAAGTACCCAATAAACTTTTCCTTGTTTTTTTAATAAGTTCGAAATGTTTCAGATATGTTTTTGTATTTTTTATATTTTCTAAATTTTCTTTAAATATCATTTTTGATTTATCTAAGTCGCCAAATAACCTTCGTATATTATAAATATTCATATCAACCTCTCTGATTTTTGACTCAATTTCTTCTTTACCACGTTCTCCACTTAGTTCAATATGACTTTTTATAATTTTATAAGACTTAAACGATTTTGTATTTTTATCTTCTTCTT